TAATAAAGGTACAAAGAAAGGAAGAGAGGAATCTACATAAAAGAAAAAAAATAAAAAGTACAAGAAAGTGCTTGACAATTAACCAAACCTATGATATAATAAAGGTACAAAGAAAGGAAAGGAGAAATCAATATGAAACCTAGAAAAGCGTTTTACATGGAGAACCTTGAAACCATAAAGGAATTAGAAGACAGGCTCTTTGATTTAACCCAGAAAATGGAAGAAGAATGTGGAAAGCAAGATTTTAAAGAAAACTTGAATTTAGCTTGGTCACTTTTATACGAAACATGGAAAGAGAATAGAGATTAAATAAGAAAGTGGGGGTATCATTATGAGTAAAAAATTACAGTTAGAAGCTAATAAAGAAGTTATGGCAGCAGTCGATCGATATAATGAGGAATTAAACCACGATTGTCCAGTTGTTGAGGTTGGGCGTTTACGCACCTGTCAGGCATATGTATATCAGACTCCTGGTTTCTATGTATTGCGTAGTTACCGGACAGTTGTAGCTGTTATCGAGAAAAGTACAGATACTTGCTACGACTTTCTCCGTGCAGTATACGGATACACAAGTACGTCAGCACAGCATATAAGTAAATTTGATCATGATTATGGACGTGGTACATGGGGTTGCAGGGAACGTGTAACCTACCGTGAAGTATAATTTACTAGGGTGCGTGATTGGCACGATTACAGTTTCAACACTGTACACCCTTTAGCACCGAGTCAGGTGCAGAAACCAAATAACACAACAATAGAAAGAAGAGGTATTACTATGGCAAGAGAAAAAATGGTAACAAGAACAGTAACTCAGACAACGGCAGAAGTTATGACGATTGATGTCACAACGGCAGAAGTACAGATACGCGAGTACACTATCGGAGGTACTTATGACACCAACGAAGTATTACTCAAAAAGCTACAGAAGCTTTTCCAGAACGATACACTCAAGTTGGTTAACATCAACACCACCACTGTAGAGGATTTACTTCTCGGAATGACAGAAGAGGACTTCATCAGATATGCTACAGTGCTTCCACCTAGAAGTACTAAAAAAGAAAGTGAGATTGATTAGTATGAGAAACAAAAATACAGTAGACATTGCGGTTAGATTTAAAGATAAAGACGAGGAATACTTTGTAACAGACTCATTTTCGCTTGATTCTGGTATACTGACAATCAAACAAGATACTGTTAAGCGAACATTACGATTAGACTTAATCAACACAATTTACATATTCTAAGAATGCATAAAGTTAGTTAAAACTAACAAGGGTGCGTGGTTGGCACGATTACAGTTTCAACACTGTACACCCATTAGCACCAACAAAGTGCGGTAACTAATCAAAATAAAACCAGAAAGAAAGAGGGAACAAAAAATGAGTAAACACTATGTAAAGTTAGTAAAGGAAATGATTAAAGAGGACATCAAGGATGATGTATCCATATCAGTGGTAAATGGTACTCTTGTGATAGACATCTATGTAAATCACTGTTTATGTTGGCATACGGCTATACCACGCATTGAATTGCGAGCTAGTTCATATATGACAGCGAAAATCGTAGCAGACACGATTAAAAGTCAATATAAGCAGTTCATTTTGGATAAGTATTTTGTTCGGAAAAAATTCAAATAATACTTGACATTTAGAACGCCATATGCTATTATATAATTGTAGCAAGGAAATAAACAAAAGTTCTAAGTTACGTTTGCCATAGGTGGTGTAGGCTTCCAATCCACTGCGCCACCTACCCCCTTAGTAGGTGTAGTTTATTGGTAAAATGCGTGAATCTTAAATAAACCCTATCATCGCTCATTCACGTGAAACAGGTTCAATCCCTGTCACCTGCTCTAGTGCTTTATAGCACTAAACTATATCTTGATGTTTTTAAAAAATAAAGAAAGTGAGGAAAGAAAAATGGCAAGAATCCCAATGGTCACACGTACCATCACAACAACAAAAGCTATCGTAATGTGCTTAGACATTGAGTCTGGCGAACCTTGTAACAAGTCGGTAGTAGTTCCACGTACCTATAAGGACGATGAAGCACTTCTTAAAAAAGTGAAAGAAGTTCTTGAAACCGAGACGTTAAAGCCAGTTCACATTGTTGGAAAGGAAGAAATTGAAACGCTCTACGGCATGGAAGAGCGGGTGTTTATTGAACACGCTAAAGTTTTGCCACCAAGAACAGTAACAGAAGAAAACGTAACAGAATAACAAAAAGAAAGAGGTAAAAGAATATGGTAGAAATCAAAGAATGTAGCAGAGAATTTTCAGAAGTTGAGCAGTACCTTATGACTATTGCACCGTCAATTATTTCAATGAAAGACGTGCCAGACGGTACACATATCACCGTTGACGGTGTTCTTACATTTGAGGATACCAAAGAGTCCACTGGTGAAATCGCTGATATTCTTTCAGTCATTACGCCAGAAAAGAAAGTATATTCGTGCCAGTCATCAACGTTCAAACGTTCACTTCGGGATATTTCAAATATCATGAAAGGTAAATCGTTTACAATTATAAAGACATCTGGCAAAACGAAAGCAGGGCGTGACTTTATCAACTGTGAGTTAGACGTTGAAAGTCTCAAGTAACTGATAATATTAACAGCGTGTACTTTAATCGGTACACGCTGTTTTAGACAAGAGGGTGATTTTTTCATGGCAAAAAGAAAAAAGAAAGTATCAGCTTATACACGTAACAGAAACCGTATCAACAGCTACATAAGACGATTAAACAAAAAAGGACTTATAACCGAACTGTATTTCCCGACAGAAAGAGAACTAAAATTGCAAGGAATAAAAGGTGCAGAGTTAACTCGTTACACCAATGAGTTGAAAAAGGTAACATCGGATTTCTTAAAAGGTGAAGCCATTCCAATTCCAAAAACACCTCAGAACTTTAACGAAAATGGTGATTTAAAAGTCGGTGACGACGGAATGTTTAATAGGACAGTAATAGCAGACATAAAAAATAACATATCACATTATCCTAAAGAGATAGCTGATCAAGTTACTTCTTTAATTGACCAGTTAATCACTCAGCAGGGCATAGATGATGTAGTAGAAGCTATCATGTCAACAGCAGATTTACATTACTATTTGAATAAAAGTAAGTATGACAGTGAATCAGCGTTGGAAGATTATGCTACAGGAATTATAAATGCACTTCCTAACGCAAGTGACCAGTATAAAATGGACTTAGCTGATGCCTTCGAGTTTAACGAGTTAGGCTATACCATTGAAGATTAAAAAGTACAGATATTTTATGTGCGACTTTGAAACAACTGTTTACAAAGGACAAGAGTTCACAGAGGTGTGGGCATCAGCTTCGGTAGAACTATTCACAGAAAATGTTAGTATTTTTCACTCGATTGACGAGCAGTTTAATTACTTTGTAAAGCAAGATTGTAATATCGTAGCTTATTATCACAACTTAAAGTTTGATGGTTCATTCTGGTTATCATATTTGATGATAGATAAAGGGTTCAAACAGGCATACAGAAAAACAGGTGAAGCTATAAACGAGGTAGAGTGGTTGCAGGAAAAATTTATGGAAAACAATTCCTTTAAATATAGTATATCAGATAAAGGAATGTGGTACACAATTATTATAAAAGTAAATAACCACTTTATTGAAATAAGGGATTCACTAAAGCTTTTACCATTCAGTGTTGAAAGAATTGGTGATAATTTTGGTACAAAGCATAAAAAGCTTGATATGGAATACACAGGTTTTCGATATGCAGGTTGTGAGATAACAGACAGTGAAAAAGAGTACATTGCTAATGATACCCTTGTTGTAAAAGAAGCACTTGAAATTATGTTCAATGAAGGTCATGATAGTCTAACAATAGGCTCTTGTTGTTTGGAGGAATACAAAGAGATGTGTAAGAAATCTCTAAAGAATCAGTTAGAGTACAAGGAAATGTTTCCAGATGTTTATAACGTAACTATAGACGCATCTAAATATTTATATGAAAACGCTGGAGATTATATAAGAAAATCATACAGAGGTGGTTGGTGTTATTTAGTTAAAGGAAAAGAGAACCAGTTAAAAACAAATGGAACAACGGCTGACGTAAATTCGCTATATCCATCAATGATGTCATCTGAATCTGGAAACAGATATCCAGTTGGCAAACCTTGTTTCTGGAAAGGAAACTATATTCCAGACGAAGCTATAGCAGATAATAAGTATTATTTTGTTAGAGTTAAAACAAGATTTTATATCAAGAAAGATAAGTTACCATTTATCCAGATAAAAAGTTCTTACTTATATAAAGGTACAGAAGTACTGGAATCGTCAGATATTTATGACAGTAAAACGGATTCTTACTTTTCATTCTATAAAGATAAGGACGGTATATTACGAGATACAAGGGTTGAATTAGTCTTGACAATGATAGATTACAAGTTGTTAAAAGACCACTATGATTTAGTTGATTTTGAAATATTAGATGGGTGTTGGTTTTATGCATTGACAGGTATCTTTGATGAATACATCGAAAAGTATAAGCACCAGAAGCTTGTTAGCAAGGGTGCATTACGTGAGTTGGCTAAACTTTTTCTGAACAATCTTTACGGAAAAATGGCATCTAGTAAAGATTCATCGTTCAAACTGGCATATGTGAAAGATGATAAAACAATTGGATTTTTACCTGTTACAGAATCAAACAAGAAAGCAGGGTATATTCCTGTCGGTTCAGCTATCACAAGTTATGCACGAAACTTTACTATTCGCTCAGCACAAGCGAATTATCATGGAAAGGATAAACCCGGTTTTATTTATGCAGATACAGACAGCATACATTGTGATTTACCACCAGAAGAAATAGTAGGTATCAAAGTACACGATAAAAACTTTTGCTGTTGGAAATTGGAATCATGTTGGGACCGAGCGATATTTACAAGACAGAAAACCTACATCGAGCATGTGGTTGCAGAGAATCTTGAGCCAATTGAAAATCCATACAACAATATAAAGTGTGCAGGTATGCCAAAACGTTGCAAAGATTTATTTGAATTATCACTGTCAGGCAATGCTGATAAAAATAAAGAATGGAGTGATGAAGAAAAAGAATTTTTATTTGACGAAAATAACAAACCTATTAAGCGTGATTATAGTTCATTTAAAATAGGTTTGAAAGTTCCCGGAAAATTACGACCAAAGAGGATACGTGGTGGAGTATTACTTGTGGACACATCGTATGAAATGAGGTAATAATATGAAGAAAATTATATGTTTATTGTTAATTTGTTTTACATTAACAGGGTGTGCATCTGGTAATGAAGTACCAACAGAGAAAACTGAATATAGTGTAATACTTAATAGTGGTTCAGGTTTTGTGTTTACATTTAAAGATCCTGATACAAACGTTTGGTATATATCATCTAAAAATGGTGTAACGCCTAGACTTAATCAAGATGGTTCATTATATGTAAAATAGTAAAAAACAGAGGGAGAACTAAGTTCTTACCCTCTGTTTATTTATATCTATAACCCATGTGTTAATCATTGCGTTCAGCGAAAACGACAAGTAACACAGGCTCTATACTTTCAAGAGTGCTATCCTATGTTCTCAATGTTAATCGCATGAGTAGATACCTAGTAACTAAGTGCGCTTAATGTGGCTTCTTTACACCTTAAATCTTTAAATCTAAAGCAACCACGTTCAAATAAATATCTAAGATTATTCAAAAAGAAGTCGTTACGTTTTAACATAACATAATTGATCTCATGATCGTCAGTAGTTACACTGATTTTTAAATTAAATGTGCGATCTGGTATGTCATCACAGTATAAGTATCCGTTTTCAGTAAATTCCCTTATACCAAACTCACACCCTTTATATTTAAGAGTGCAAAGATATTTATTTTTTCCAGTCGGTCTTTCAATAAAACTCTGGTTATCATTTAAATAAACACATTCACTACTATATCCAACATAACTGTCTTTTTTAAAAGCTCGATTGAATCCGCTAGTTTTCTGTGCTTCACTTGCTGATTTATTAAATCCCTGTTCTAATACAAACCCGTCACCGCGTAAAAATTTTGTACCTTTATGAAGTCTAGCACTGATCTCCATTTTTGTATAATAAGGGTTGATGAGACTGACAGGGTTCGCAATCATATACACAGGTACATAACGTACCTGTTCGCCCTGTCCTCTTGCGATAGACGTATGAATACTGATAAACTTTCTTACTTCATCAGGACAGTAGTGATTAGATTCACTTTGAAATTCATCAAACTCTAACCTAGAAATATCAGCAAATAAATGGCTGTATTTTTTCAACTGGTCGGCACTGTTTAAACTGATGGCATACCCACAGCTTTTTTCGTCTAAGAATAACTCATGGAAGATTCCACTTGCCCGTCTTTTTGAAGTCATGGTATGCCCTGTGAAGAACAGACTACCTATATCTTTATAGAATTTATCTACCACATTATCAAGTTCATAATTATATCTATAAATCAGACCAAACTTTTCACCTTTATCTAGGAATCTATTTACACAGAGTCTACTAAAATAGGTAGTCTTTCCTGCGCTACGATTAGATGTAACCATATAGATTTCTGGTTTGTTACCATTTATGTCTAACATGGATAATAGTTTCGTACCATCATAATAAACGTTCATAGAAAAAATTTCTCCTTTCTTAAATAATTATATCACACCTATTGCATTTTTTCAAGACTTATGTTATAATAAGTTCAGATGAAAAAAGGTAGGTGATATTTATTGAATGTGTTTTACCCTATAATTATTGCGCTTATTTTTAACGGACTCGATCTGATTACTGGAATCATTTCAGCTATTAAGAATAAGGAAATTAAATCAGCAAAGCTACGTGACGGGTTATTTAAAAAAGTAGGATTTTTGCTTTGTTACTTTGTTGCATGGTTAGTTGACACCTATGGTAATTACATTGGTTTTAACTTCGGTGTTGCTATTCTCCCGATCATTATTCTATATGTGTGTACAACAGAGTTAGTTTCAATCATTGAAAACATATGCAAAATCAATACAGACCTGTTGCCAGAAAAACTGATTAATCTTTTTCACATTTCAGATATTAGAAAGGAGGATGAATAATGCCGAATATTCAGAAAGCAGTTGACTTTATGGTTCGTACAGCTAAGGACGATTCACACGGATACGACCAGACAAACAGAAACAGTCCAGACTATGACTGTAGTTCGCTAGTAGCGACAGCCCTATATAACGCAGGATTCCATGTTAAACCTAGTTCTTGGACAGGAAATCTTGAAGAACAGCTTAGAAAGTGTGGGTTTGATGATTGTAACAAACCATGGAAAGCAGGTGACATTCACCTATCAACAATGAATCATGTTAATATGAGTATCAGTGAAACACAGATTGCAGAAGCAACAATTAACGAAAAAGGAACAGTGTCTGGCGGACAAACTGGTGACCAAACTGGGAATGAAATACGCATTGTTAACTATTATGAGTATTCTAACGGATGGGACGTTCATTTAAGGTACTATGGTAAAAACGATGAAGAACCAGTAAATGATACATTTTACGTTGTTGCAAAAGACGTTATCAGAGGTAAGTATGGTAACGGTGTTGAGCGCACAGCTAACTTGATAAAAGCAGGTTACGATCCATCTGTTATTCAGAGATATGTTAACAATATGTTATCGGGACAGTATAAAACTGTTGAAGATGTAGCAAGGGAAGTTATCGCAGGAAAGTGGGGTAACGGTACAGACAGGCGAATCGCATTAGAGGGTGCAGGATATAGTTACGCTGATGTACAAACAATGGTTAACAGAATGTTGAGCTAAAGCTATGCCAGATATTAACAAAGCTTATTCATGGGCAATTCAAACATGTAATGCGCCGAATGTTGGATATAGCCAGAGCTACAGAAACGCCCAAACAGTAAACGGTATCACTTATTATGATTGTTCTTCATTTATCAATTATGCTTTATTAGCAGGTGGCTTTGAAACACCGAATTATGCACCTAGATACAACGCTTTCACAACTTACACACAGGCAAGTGAATTGTTAAGGTTAGGATTTTCAGAAGTTGATGCAAGAGGTGAGTATCTACCGGGTGACATAGGGCTGTCAAGTGGGCATACAGAAATGTGCTATAAAGGTGGGCAGGGAAAAGGTATATTCATGGGAGCGCACACGGATAATGCCTCACTAGCCGATCAAGTAAGCATTAGCGCGTGGGAAACTTCTTTCCCTAGGCTATTCAGATATGGTGACGGTGGTGCATCTGGGTATGGGTGTAGCTTATATGTAGTATCAGCGATATGTGGGAATATGTGGCAGGAAAGTGGTATAAATCCCGGAATATGGGAGGGTTTAAACGCTGGATCATTTACAGATTTAAACCTAGGCTTCGGGTTAGGTCAATGGACAAACACAGGCGGTGATACACATGGTAGGCTTTATCAGTTGCACAAGTGGTTGCAAGAAAACGGATACGCCGATAACGATGGTAACGGACAGTTAGCTTATTTAATACATGAAAATACTTGGTATTCACAGCAAGAAGCAAGTCAGTTTTCTACACTTAATGATTTTCTTACATCAGACAGTACGGACTTAGCAATGCTTACTCATGCTTTCAACATTGGTTGGGAAGGAATACACGACCACACTTGGGAGTTACGTGTAGAATATGCACAGAGATGCTTTAACTACATTGGAAGTCACGCACAGGATACAAGTATCAACACATGGGTATCAATGAATAACTACACGTCCGAAGCAGAAAGATTAAACAACGCAGTCCTTATTTATAGGTATTTATCAGCAGGTGGTGGAGGTGGTGGCACACACACCACAAAGAAAAAATCAATGCCAGTTTGGATGATGCTAAAATATCATTATTAAATTGAAAGGTGGTGATGAATGATGCTATTTAAAGAGGGAACTTATAAGCATGAAAGTGGGTTCACAGTTATGGTTGGTAAAGACGGGATGGTAATGCTTTCGCCAGACCACCCTTTATCAATCAGACTTAAAGATATGTTTGACTCTACACAGTGGACTAAAGTAGAGTAGAAAGGAGTTGTTATGGCAGTTAGAACCAGAGAAGAAATTCTCGAATCTATCAGAACAAGAGTCGGAGAAGCGACAGATGATGACACTATCTCTTTTATTGAAGATGTGTCTGACACGTTAACCGACTTAGAAACAAAGGCAAAAGGTGATGGTGAGGACTGGGAACAGAAGTACAGAGATAATGACGAAAACTGGCGTAAAAAATATACGGAAAGATTCTTCTCTAAACCAGAACCAGAACCAGAAGCAGGACCAGAACCAGAACCAGAGAAAAAAACATTTGCAGATTTATTTAAGGAGGAGTAATAATGGCTAGAAGAATTGCTAATAGCACATTAAACGCATCAACGCTTGACATTTTAAATGTCATTAGACAGAACGCTTCATACGATTATCAGCAGAATGTACCAACAATTACAAAAGCTACAGATATTCCAAAAGTCGGTGAGATTATTTCTGGGACACCGGCATTTGCTAACCAGTTTCTTAACGCACTGGTTAACAGAATTGCTATCGTTAGAGTACAGTCTGCTAACTTTAACAACCCGTATTCTATTCTTAAAAAAGGATATCTTGAATTTGGCGAAAGTGTAGAAGATATTTTCGTATCAATTGCGAAAGTTGTTGAGTACACACCAGAAAAAGGAAACGAAAGAGAATTTAAGAGAACGTTACCAGATGTACGGTCAACATTTCATGTAATGAATTGGCGAGCTATGTACCCTGTTACCATTCAAGACGAGGATTTAAGACAGGCTTTCTTATCTATCGAGGGAGTACAGAATCTTATTGGTAAAATTGTCGACAGTGTCTACACAGCGGCAGAATATGACGAATTTTTACTCTTTAAGTATCTTCTTATTAAAGCTATTTCACACGGAAGAACGTACACAGTTTCAATCGGTGACGGTTTAGAACTTTCTGAAAGTGCAGTACAGTTTCGTGGTATGTCAAACTTATTGCCATTCATGAGTGATAAGTTTAATGAAGCAAGAGTAAAAACAAACACACCAAAAGACAGACAGGTTATCTTTATGGACTCTATGTTCAATGCACAGTTTGACGTAAATGTTCTTGCTGGTGCTTTCAATATGGATAAGGCTGATTTTATGGGTAGACTGTTCCTTATTGATGACTGGACATCGTTTGACAATGACCGGTTTGAAACAATCAGAGCTAATTCAGATGGAATCGAAGAAGTGACAACAACGGAACTTGGTTTACTTGCTAATGTGAAAGCTGTTATTCTTGATGAAAACTGGTTTCAGGTTTATGATAATAATAACAAATTCACAGAAAAGTATGTAGCGTCAGGTCTTTATTGGAATTATTTCTATCACACATGGAAAACAGTATCATCAAGTCCGTTTGCCAACGCTATCACATTTGTAACAAGTACCGCTAACGTAAAACTTCCGGAAAGTGTTACTGTTCATATCAGTATGAAAGATGAATCAGACGAAGCTACAGTGTTCACACTTGAACCAAAATTTGAACAGCCTGGACTTGAGCCACAGACACTGAATTTTGTTCAGACTAAAGCACTTACAGCCGCAGGAATTGCGGTGCAGAAGTATGGTGCGTTGATTGTGCCGAATTCACAGGTTGCTACAGAAATTACATTAGTTGCTGACATTCTTGGTACTACTTACACAGCAAGTACTACTATCACAGGTGCAACGGCTGTAGATGCTACAGTAACATTGACAAAGGGTTAAATTAAAGTGGGTGGGGTTAATTACCTTACCCACATAAAAGGAGTTGATTAAATGAGTACACAGTATTTAGCTGATAACGTCGGTGCAGACGGAACTGTATATCCTACTGTTGGAGAACATATAAGAAATGCAAAAGGAGAAACAGTAACAACAGAAAATATCATCAGTGCTATTAAAGGCAATACAGACAGAGCGAAAGTGTGTAACGCATTGGATACTACAGCATCTGAATTAAAGGCAGTTATTGTAAATCTATTAACAGGTAAAACAGCTTACTTTGGTGGGTTGGATTGTGACGCTTTAACAGCGGAAGAACTTGCTGACATTAAAGCTCACCTCGGTATAGTGTAAGGAGTATATATGTATATTCAACCACAGACAAACATTAAACTTTTAAAAGATTGCCCTCTTGATACAACCTATGACCATACACTATGGTTTGATAGTGCAAGTGCACAGGTTAGTTATTTTAGTTCACTGACTAAGTACGACATGAATCACTACAGTTATCAAAGGGTACAAAGAGGAGTAGCTAGAGTTGGAATTAAAGCCGACAGTCTTTACGATTGTAACTACATGATGTTTCAAAACACAGCTTACGGAAATAAATGGTTTTATGCATTTATTACAAGCGTTGAATATGTGAATGATGTAACATCTAACATCAGTTTTGAAATTGATGTAATTCAGACTTGGCTGTTTGATTGTTCACCAGACCACTGTTTTGTTGAAAGAGAACACTCGAAGAGTGACCAGATTGGCGCTAACATTATACCAGAGAATCTTGACACTGGAGAGTATGTATTCAATGATTATAAAGACTTAACACCCGTGTTGCAAGCTATGTGTATTATTGTTATGATATGTGACAACGCAGAAGATCCTAGCGGTAACATGATTGAGGGTATTTATAGTGGTTGTACACTAATGGCTTTTAACATTAGTGACGCAGGACTAGATACGTTAAATAGCACATTATCTAACTATAATCAGAAGCCAGAAGCTATCGTTGGTATGTATATGTGCCCCGTAATTGCTACAGAGCAGTCTATACCAAACGAAGGTTTAATTCTTGGTAGGTCATTTAATGTTCATAGTTTTAATGTACCGATTAACAGTGTTACAACAAACGACACGCTAAATGGGTATAAACCAAAAAATAACAAGTTATATACTTACCCTTATAATTTCTTAAGCGTCGGTACTGGAAAGAATAACGCTGAATTTAGATACGAGTTTTTTGACAATCTTGCAAATGCTTTTGAATGTTATGTACCAGTACAGATGCCTATACAAGTTGCCTTAAGACCTAAAGGATACAAGGGTAGTGGTGTAGGTAATACTCTTAACAATGAAACTTTAATTCTTGATGACTATGCTATGTGTAGTTGGTCTACTGATTCATTCAAAGCTTGGTTAGCGCAAAATGCTTTACCTGTTGGAACAGCTGTTACAGCAGGTGCGTCAGCTCTAGGGCTATCAGCTCTTGGTGTAAGTTTTCCACCGCTTGGTGTACTTGCTGGTGTTGGAACGGTAATGAATATGCTATCACAGGGTTACAAAGCTTCGATCGCAGCTGATGTAGCTAAAGGGAATATTAACAGTGGTAACATTGACGTAGCAAGTAAGAAGAAGTCATTCTACGGTGGTAGATTGAGTGTTAGTTATCAGTATGCTAGAATGATTGACGATTACTTTACTAAATTTGGATACGCAACTAAGAGGGTAAAAGTTCCTAATCGTAACAGTAGACCACATTGGAACTATGTAAAAACTGTTAGTGCCACAATGACAGGCAGTGTACCGTCTGATGATATGAAAAAAATTTGTAGTATCTATGATAATGGTATAACATTCTGGAAACATGGTAACGAAGTTGGTAGATATGACTTGGATAATAGTCCAGTGTAATAAGGTGGTGAGATAATGGGTGGAAGAAAAAGAAATAAAGACCAGTTTAATGCAAGTGCTGTTGATAATAACTTAACATTTAGGCAATATTTAGACAGACTTACAGAGTTATCTATTTCCATGTTTGAATGGAGAAATTTGCCAACTACAGTCGATGCAAGATATCTTGAATTACAGTTATTTGAAACTGGGTGTATGGTTTATTTTGATGACGATGTTATCGGTAATGCTTGTTTAAATTGCCTTTACAATGGACAGTTTGACATATATGGAAACCCTACCACTAGAAGAGCATACAGTAAATACAACAACTATCAAAAAGAACTAAATCAAGATGACAGTGTTGTAATATGGAATAATTACTTACACACTAATAGTATTATGCAGGTTAGGCAGTATGCTTTTAGACTGTATAATCTTGATAGAATTATTGATGTGAATGCTAATGCACAGAAAACACCAGTATTAGTGCAAGCTACGGAAAAACAGAGGTTAACTATGCTAAATCTGTATAAAGAATATGATGGTAATGCACCATTTATCTTTGGGGATAGGGATATTGATTTTCAGGGGTTAAAAGCTATTAGCACTGGCGCACCATATATTTGTGATAAAATCTATCAGCTAAAAACACAGATATGGAACGAAGCGTTAACATATCTTGGTATCAGTAATATCAATATTCAAAAGAAAGAAAGACTAATTACTGATGAAGTTACAAGAAACCAGGGTGGTACTATTGCCAGTAGATACAGCAGACTGGAAAGTAGGCGTGAAGCTGTGAAGAAAATCAATGAAATGTTTGGAACTAACATTGAAGTAAATTACCGTGAAGATTTCCAACAGGTTGATAACGATATTCTTCCAGATGATACTGGAGCTGATACGATAGGGGGTACGGGTAATGAGTAAGTACACTACAGAAGTCAGATTCATATGTGAACAGAAAAGTGGACTAAGGGAAAGTGTTGGTGCTAATGACGTAGACAATGTTATATCTAAGTGTTGGGATAAGTTGTTTACAAGTAAGGTTAGTTTCTTTGATGAATCGTATCGAAAAGTGTTGTGCAGTAAGATTTTAAAGCATTACTATTTAAGAGAGATTGGATGTGAAACTGTCGGGGTGTGGATTCTCTGGTTAAATGAACGTCTTGAAATGATTATGCCTTATTATAATAAGTTATACAAAAGTGAGTTAATTAACTTTAACCCTATGTATGATGTTGATTTAACAAGAACACATAACAGGAAAAACGCACAAGATGACGTTGGCACACGTAGTAACACGTCAAGTAGAGATACCAGTGTTACTAATACTACTGATACTGATAGTAGTAATGTAAGCAGAGACTTGTACAGTGATACACCGCAAGGTGCTTTGACAGGAGTTGAAAATGAAACGTATCTAACTAATGCCAGAAAGGTTAGTGATAGTGGTAGTGTTAATAGTAGCACTAATGAAAAAAGTGGAACTGATTTTAGTGAAACTGAAAACACACAAAAAAACGTCAATAGCACAGAAGATTATTTAGAAAGTGTGCAGGGCAAACAGGGAAGTGGTAGCTACAGTGAATTGTTATTGAAATACCGTAGTACATTTCTGAATATTGACCAGATGGTTATTGAAGAATTTAGTGACTTGTTTATGATGCTTTGGTAAAGGTGGTGAGTGTATGACAGGATTAAAGAGATTTGACTATTGGTGCTACAAAGTGCTACCGCTGGTGTATGACGATAGTTTGAGCTACTATGAGATTCTTTGCAAAGTTGTTGGATACATTAATCAGATGATTGAAGAGGACAAAAGCTATGTTGACGAGATTGACAAGTTAAGACAAGAGTTAAAAGTTGTGCAGGATTGGATTGCTAATTTTGATACAAGCTACGCTGAAAAGGTACTGGCTGAGTATATAGCTACAATGATTTTTGTGGAGATTAGTGATGCAGGTTATATCATTTATTATATTCCTGAGAGATGGGAAGATATCACGTTTAACACAACGGGATTGGATATTGAGATTCCAGAGAGAGAATATGGTAGATTAGTTCTTAGTTATTAGAAAGGCGGTATATGAATATGAGTACAAGACAGTATGTGGGTGCAAGGTATGTACCGAAGTTTAGTGAACCAATTGTGTGGGATAAAAATAGAGGGTATGAAGCATTAGAAATTGTTACTTATTTAGGTACAAGTTATACAAGTAAGAAGCCTGTGCCTGTTGGAACTGAGATTGATAATGAGGAGTTCTGGGTGGTTACGGGGAACTATAATGCACAGGTGGAACAGTATAGAAAGGAAACAGCAGAAGTAAAAGAAAACCTTAGTACTTTAAAAACTAATGTAGATTATCTTAATAATTACGTTACACCTCAGATGTTCGGTGCTAAGGGTGACGGTACGACAGACGATACAGACGCATTTGTGCAGGCGTTTACACATAAGACTGTTTTAATACCTAACGGCACATATGTAATTAAAAAAGGATTATCATTTAACGGAACTATTATAGGAACAGATGAAATAAACACGGTTCTTTTATTTAAAGACCTAAGCGAAGATGAATATGCTTTAACAATTACAACTAATTTTACATCACTTAATAACTTTACAATGGTTGGCGAATATAAAGCTAATGACGAATCAAGTAAAAATTTTAATGGCGTTAAATGTGAACGTGTGTGGAACTTAAATTTTACAAACGTACAAGTTAGAAAATTTAAAACTGCGTTATATTTAAATTATTCATGGAATAATCTTTTTAAGTGTTCAACATTTGGTAGCTCTGAAACGGGTATTCTGGGTGACTCTGAAACTAATAACATTGTATTAGACGGATGCTTCATAAAATATAATACTAACGGTTTTATTAAAAAAGATGGTTCAAATGTATATCTAACAGGATGTGATTTTAGCTATAATGATATTGGTTATCAACAAGAGGGTATAGGAATAACTAGTATTGAAAGTTGCTACTTTGAAGATAATGGCACATCAGTATCTCAAAAATATGGTCTAAAAGCACCAGATATAATTACAATACATGGGTGTTCATTTTATAGCGGTAAACGTGAGACTGAAATTGTAATTAAAATAACATACGGTGACTACAGAATAACAGGGTGTTTCTTTAAAAATGTCGGTAATTATATCCCACTCATATCAAATGCCAATTTAATTATAAATGACTGTAAAATAAAAGGTAATTATGATAAGGCCAGAATTAGAAATATTCCTAGTATAACTTTCTATAATGTTGAGAATACTAATATCTTTTTATCACTTAATCATGATGGTGTAGCTACACTTATATTAAATGGTATAGGGAAAAAAACAAACAATGTTCTCTTTACATTACCGGATAACTTCATACCAAATAAAGATTACGTTGGTTATGCTACTTTTAAAAGTATTGATGGTGATAGTATAGATCTTGAATTTACACTGTATAATAATGGCAACGTTACTATTGATAAGTTACCAGATAAAGCGTATACAAAAGGAAATTTAACACTTTCATACATTACACAAAATAGTTAAATTATAATATAAATCACAGTGCTTATAATAAGTACTGTGATTTACTA